GAGCTCCTGGATCATCCCCGGCTCGATGTCCATCAGCTTCGTACCGTCGTCTTCCTCGGCGGTCTGAAGCGGGTTCTGAGCCTCTGGGGTCTTGATGGTCCCGAACACCATCGCGGACGAGCGAGCGGCCGACACTTCGGCCTGGCTGTACTCGTTCATGTCGTCGAGCTTTCGGGCGGCGGTGTGCAGCCACGGCTCGCCGCGTGTCTGCGGCCAGCGGTCGACGATGCGGAGGTGATAGATGTCGGAGGCGGGGACGCGCTCGTAGCGGTCGGTCTGGCCCGCCTGCATGCGGATGTCGCCGGGGTGCTTCTGGCGAATCCAGTACGCAACCGCGCGACCGAATCGCCCGTCGACCTCGACACCGAGGCGCATCTCGTTGCCCGGGTCGATGGCGCCAGGCTGGCCGATGCCGTCGCCCAGCCGCTCGGGCTCGACGAGTTCGAGGGCCAGCGGGACACGGCTGTCGCCGAACGCCATGTAGTGCTTGCGGATCAGCACCTCGCCGGCCTCGAACACTTGGCCCATGGCGGCGCGCTCGAGGTCGTGGAAGTGCATCGCGCCGCCGGTGTGGCAACTGCCTGCAGCGCACCACTCGGCCCACTCGGTTTCGATGGCGTCGTTGACGGCATCCGCGAGCGAATCTCGGGTCGTCATCACTTGCGCCTGCATGCCGACGCCGGAGCCGATGACGTTGTTGACGACGACGACCTTGGCGCGCTTCGCGTAGGACGAGTCCCGCACCATCTGCCTGGCGCGCGAGCGCAGCACCGGCAGGCTGGTCTGCAGTTCAGCGTCCGCGCTGCTGTTGCCGCTCGAGCCGAAGCCGGCAGTGCCGCGCGTGTTGCGGGCTGCGGCATACGCGCGCGAGATGGCGGCGGGCAAACGGCGCGGCTGTTTCGGCAACTGCAACGGAACGGAGGCAGCCTGTGCCGTTGCCCGCCAAAGCGGGGTCTCGAAGATGGAGAGCCTTGCGAAACTACGCACGCCCGGCCCTCACGTAGACCTGGCGGCGGCTCGGCATTCCGGCCAAAATCCCGGCCGTGTTTTCTTCGGCCTTGACCTGGGCGACGAGCTTGGATTCGAGCTTGAGCAGCTCGTCCATGGAGTAGGACTGCAGGGTCCGCTCGCCGATGCGGTAGGACAGGACGCCGCTACTGGCCTTGCCGGCGAGCATTGCCCGCACGTTGTCGAGGGCGGTCTGCGCTGCGCTGCGGTTGTCGAGCGTCAGCGCGACGCGCGGGTCCGGCTTGAGCGTGATCTGCCCACTCGAAACCGAGTAGGACTCCGCGGCCTTCGTCACATAGGAGTGCCACGAGTAATCGCCAGCATCCCAGCCCGCAGTGGTCGCCGCGCTCACTTGCGCGCGATGCAGCGACGAGTCGTCGTCCTGCGCGGTCGTGATCGTGATGGCGTCGCCCGTCGAACGCGGCACGAGGCGATAGACCAGCGTCCAACCATCGGACGGCAGGTAATCCACCACCGATGTGGTGAAGTTCAGCGTGTCGCCTAGAGTGAGGGCATCCTGCATTGCCCGGTCATGTTTCCGGGCGCCCCCTGACAAAAGTAGGCAGAAACTGTCAGAGCATTGCGCGACCGATGCGCGCGGCAGGAACGGACGTGAAGCGCGGGCCGATCCGCGCGCGCGAGTTCGTCGTATAGATGGCGAACGGGGCCAGCACGGCACTGAGCGTGATCGAGCTCGTGCCAGCAAGCACGCCAGTAGTCGGAGGCGTCGCGGAACCGCCGAGCATCATCGCAGCAGAGCCGGCCATTGCCCCGTACTGACTCGACGCCGCGATGGCGTCGATTGCGATCGCGGCTGTGCCAGCGAGAGACCCGGCGCCACTCGCAACGCTCGAGCCAGCCCCGAACGTCAGCGCCGCGGTGCCAGACATGGAGCCAGACCGCGCGAGCACCCCGTCGAGCACCATAGCGGCGGAGCCGGCGAGCGCGCCCGTCGCCTGAACCGCTGCGGTCGGCGTGATGGTGATCGCGCCCGTCCCGCTCATGGCGCCGTCGCGCGCGAGACTGCCGGCCAGCGTCATCGCCGCCGCCCCGGCGAGTGCCCCTGCAGCAGAGGCAGCCGCCGTTGGCGTCAACGTCAGGGCGGAAGACCCGGCCAGAGCGCCAGCACCGAGCAGTGGGCCGGCAGGCGTCAGCGTGATAGCAGCGGAGCCGGCCAAGACCCCGGCACCGAGCACGACCCCGGTCGGCGTGATCGTGATGGCACAAGACCCAGCGAGTTGGCCGGCGCCCGTCAGCGCAGAACTGCCGGCCGCGAAGGTCAGCACGACAACGCCGTCGAGTTGACCGCTCGCGTTCGTCACGAGCGGGGCATTCCACGCCCCCGGCAGGCCTGTGCGAGGGCGCGCCGCTAGCGGGACTGGATAGCGGACGCTCATCGCGGCCAGCCCGGCGCCTGCAGCGGCGCCATGATGAGCGAGGGCAGTTCAAACGCCGGCGGGGTAGGCGCAGCCGGCAGCATCACAACTGCCGTCGGAATCGGAGGGCGAGGCGCGGGCCGGGTGATCAGCGGAACCGGATAGATGATCATCTGCTGCCCCCCATCGGCGGACGCACCGGCGGCATGGTCAGGTAGGCGTCGTTCGCAGCGCCGCCGCCCGCGTCAGGGATTAGCGCGACGCCAGCAAGTAGGTAATCGCATGTGCCGGCGAGCACGCCAGCCGTGAAGCCGACCGATGTGGTCGTGCTTGATGCCGTCGTGTCGCCCTGCCCGCACGACTCGTAGCCACCGCTCGCCGGGCTGTTGATGTCGGTTCCCGCAACGGTCTCGCGAACCGTAACGCTGCCAGAGGTGACGTTCGTCAGGTTGTCCGAGCCCTGAGAGAACGCGACACTGCCGACGACGATGTCACCGGACACGCTGGTGACGTTCAGACTCGGCGTGTTGCCATGCCCCTGTGCCATCGACGGTGGCGTGCGCGTGGTCGTCGTCTGGTCGATGTCCTGATAGGCATCGCAGATGATCATCACCTCGTCGTGGCTCGACGCATAGGTGACGGTCGCGGTCGCTGTCTTCGCGGTCGGGTTCTTCCGGTGCCACGGGTTGGCGCGGAAGTTGGTGTTCCAAGTGACGCCGGTCTGGAACGAGGTGAATGCCTCGTTGACCCCGGCAGCGTCCCATGCGACGCCCGTCGGGTCGGCCGGCGTAGCGCCGGTGCCGATGTAGCACCAAGCACGCAGGAGTCGATTGCTGCCGCTGGACGCGAGCGAACCCGTCGAGGTGCCGAACGAGCCACCCGCCAGGAATCCGCGATTGCCTGCGGTCCAGCCCATCAGGTCACCTCGACCCAGACGCGCGTGCGGATCGGCGCGCTGAAGTTGATGCGCGCCCGGATGCGCCGGCCGCGCGCCGCTGGCAGGCAGTCAACCGGCCGGCTGAACAGCGATTCGAGTACGCGCCCCGTGCGGTGCGTGTAGCGCCCCATCTCGGAGGCCGCGTAGCCGAACGAGACCCAGCCCTCGCTGGCGTGCTCCTCGGCGAAGACCTCGGGATGCAGCGACACCGTGCACGGCGAGGCCCAGACGTCGGGCGCATCGTCGGCGTTGCGCGCGACGTGCGTCACCACGTCGACAGCGTCGTCGGGCAGCGCGACGTCGACGGTGACGATGTCGCCGGCCGGGTAGTCCGCGAGCGGGAGGAGTTCGAGCAGCATCAGTCGCACCAGTGCCCAAGTTGGCGCAGCATGGCGATGACGCCGGCCAGCCCGCGGTGCTGCGCGTGGTGCGGCGCGTGCTCCTTCAGGATCGCAAGCGTTCGCTGGAAGTCGCGTTCGAGCTCGGCTAGGTCAGGAACAGGAAGCCCCTCCTCGGCGAGCAGGCGGCGCGCCGCGTCGGCGGCGTAGGTGTGGTGGCGCTCGATGCTCATGCGGTCCCCGTCCACAAGGTCGGCCGACTTCCAGTCGCCCAGCTCGGGTTGTTCCCGTTGCCGCTCTTGTCGGTGATGTCACTCGGCGTCGGGTTCATGTTCAGGAAGTGCGGCGTCGCGATGCCGTTTGCGGCGCAGTAGGCGAGCACCTGTGCGTCCGTATTGCACGCTGCGATGGCCGCGATGTGCGTCGGGTTCGTCGGCGCGCTGGAACCGGTCCACGCTACGTAGCCGCGGTGCACGCCGCCCGGCGTCTCGTCGTTCGACGTGCTGCCCGCGCTTCCGAGACCGGAGCGCCAGTCGCTCGCTCCGAAGTAGAACGCTGGCGACCCGCCACCACTGCCGATGCTCGCGGTCGTCAGCGATTGCTTGATGAACTCGGTCGGCCGGTTCTCGAGATCGGGGTAGTAGAAGTGATCGGTGTTCGACCCGTTGGGGACGATGATCCGTGCCTTGCGGCGCCACACGTCAGACACGCATAGGAACGTGCTCTGCGGCCCCGGCGACGATGGCGATGCGATGAAGTCGCGCGCCGTGAGCATTCCGGCGATCTCCTCGTACTGGACGGTTCCGCTACCGCCAGTGCCGACCAATCGCTGACCGTCGCTGTCCTTTGTACCGTCGCACGGGTGCCCGTGCATGCCGCACGAGTGCGTGCCGCTGTCCCAGGCGCCGGCGCCACCGTTCGGGCTGTTCCACGTTTCCGCGGGGTAACCAGTCTGCCCCCGGAAGTAGTGCCGCCAGATGATCGTCTGTTGCAGGCGCGAAATCAGGATCGAGCCATCGAAGACGATGCGGATGTCGCTGCCCGCAACGTTGTTGAGCGGGAAGTCGATGCCGCTGATCGCTACCGATGCAGATGCAGGCGGACCATAGCCACCGCCCGAGCGGGAGATGGCCATGGGCTCACTCGTCCCACGCGAAGTAGTACGTGAACACCTGACCCGTGCCGGACGGGCAAAGGATGCCGTACATGTTCCCCGTGCCGGCCA